TCTGTGTACATACACAGGATAGCTACGTAGCGAGCAGGCTTCTGAAACTGGAAGAGATGGCAGGAGAAGGCTGGCGAGATTCAAAAGGTGAACTGATCAAGAATGCTGCCGAATGGGAGCAGGTCTATCGTCTGATCCATGCTTTTCCAGAAGCACACAAAATGACCGCGCGATTTGAGAAACACAGTTATTCCACGTGGTTACAGGAGATGATGAAGAAGAATGAATGTGGAAGAATTATGGGGCAAGGCCTGGAGTCTGCGACCAGAGCAGAATCCAATGACAATGGAGTTTCTAGGGATGATTGTCCGTAATGGAGTGAGATACAGATATTACAGAGATGAAGGAGGCGAAATACTGTATGACAGCGAACCGGAAGAAGGAAAGCCGGAATGGATGCTCCGCACTGACAGAGCATCAAGAAAGAGACATGGAATATATTCTTAAAAAATAAAGAAAAAAGGGGAACTATGTATGAGAACAATAGCAATCATTAATCTGAAAGGCGGCGTGGCCAAGACCACATCTAGCATTAACATTGCCTATATCCTTACCACACGTGGATATAAGGTTTTACTGGTGGATAACGACAAGCAGGGAGACTGCTCCCGTGGATTAAACCGCCGCACTTCAGATGGAGACGGTATTGATCGGATCATGACGGATCGCCATCCGGACATGAGCCATCTGATCCATAAAACTGACTATGAGGGGCTGGACATCATCACTGCAAATCTTGGCCTTCTGACTGCGAACATGGAAGTGACCATGGATCGTGTACGCCCACAGCAGAACCGACTGAAAAAAGCATTGCAGCAGGTAGCTGATCAGTACGATTTTTGTGTCGTAGATAATGCTCCGGATATCAATATCTCTGTGATAAATGCACTGACAGCCGCGAATGACGTCCTCATTCCTGTAGAAGTGGACGATAACACCCTGGAAGGCATGAACGAGCTCCTGGACCAGATCCAGGAAGTGAAGGAAGAACTGAATCCGGACCTGCAGAACGTCCGCTGCTTTGTGAGCAAGTACCAGAAAGGGAACCAGGCACACATTCAGGGAGCAGAGATCATCAGAGAGCAGTATCCGGCTATGGATACAACAATCCGCTTTTCTGGTGTAGTGGCAAGGAGCACATTCATGCGTATGCCGGTGGCTCTTCACAGCTCCCGATCAGCGGCAGCAGAAGACTATGAAGCACTGGTTACGGAGTACTTGAATATGATCGGAGGTGTACAGGATGGCGAAATTTGATCTCAAAGGAATGCTCTCTGAGCGTTCTACACAGGAAATAGACCTTCCGGAACAGAAGACGGTCTATCGCAATCCGGAAGACTTGATCCCTTCTAAGGATAATTTTTATTCAACGGAAGACACAGAGAAACTAAAACAGTCGATCAGAGCACTGGGAATCCTTCAGCCACTCCTGATTGAAGAAAGAGACGGAAAAGATTACCTCCTGGCTGGACACCGGAGAAGAAAGTGCTGCCTGGAGCTGATTAAGGAAGGTCTTGAACGATTTAAAAGAATCCCTTGCGTATATAAACCAAAGATTGAATTGAGCGCAGAAACCGAGACAGATGAGATTGTCCGGAAGATGGTGATCATCCAGTCCAACACCTACCGCGAGAAAACTGACTGGGAGAAGATGACGGAATCCCTACAGATGGAAGAACTGGTCAAGGAACTTCGCGAAAAGACAGATCTTGAAGGAAAGACCAGAGAGATTGTATCAGATCTCATTGGAGTATCATCCACTCAGATTGGAAGGTACCACAGTATCAGTTCTAACCTTTCTGGAGAACTTATGGACGCATTTAAAAAGAACAAACTGAATGTATCCACGGCAGCAGAACTTGCCGGTCTGAATGAGAAATATCAGAACGAAGCTTGTAAGATCCTGTCAGAAGTCGGGCAGGTCACATTGAATGCAGCGAAGCTCCTGAAAGCGCAGCAGGAACAGGAAAGAGATATTCCTGGACAGATGACTATAGATCAGGCACTGCATCCTCATAAGCCGGAAGAGATTAACACTCCTGTTCCGGTGGACATCCAGATTGACCGGTTCTACGAATCTCTCCGGAAGAACATAGAAACCTATGTGAAGAAATCAGATCTGAACATGACTACATACATGCTCAGCGCCCTGTACGGAACAGTATGCGTCCGAAACGGACAACTGAACTATCAGGGAAGCAAGGAAGGGATCCTCTTCAATGTTGGTTCTGATCAGGAAGAACTGATGAGCTGGACAGACTTCTCGAAGAAATTGATCGAGAAATACGGAAAGAAACAGAAACCGGTCAAAATGGCAGCAGTGGACGAACCCGAAGAACTGACGATACAAGAAGTGATCACAATGTTCCATGATGAGTATCCAGAAATCTTTGCAAAGATGATGCGGGCAATCAGACCGGCAAAAAATAATCAGGAATCAGCATTTATGGCACAGAAAACACTTGCTCCAAACGGATTCCGTGGATTTAGTGGTCCGAGAATGATGAGCTGCGATTTTCGGAGCTTGTCAGCAGGCACGAAATTTGAATATAAAGGAAGAACACTGAATATAAGCTATAGATATTTAGCCAGTCAGGCGAGACTTGTGTACGATCCTTTTTCTCCTGAATTTGATGATCTGGAAGATCAATCAGCAGCAGGAGTACCGGACAATCAGCAGCAGGACGATTTTGTTAAAGACACCAAAATCGAGGAACGTATTGTTGAACTCAACAATACATCCGATTATTCTGGAAATATTACCGAGATGGCACCAGCAGGTAGTTCTGAAACATCGATACAGCCACCATTGCCGGTTATGAAAAATAATGGTCAGCGAAAAGAATGGCTGAGAAAATATAAAGAATGGGGACTGTGGTACACAGATGAACATATCGGAGCGAGGTACTACAAATATGATTTTGAAAACGGCACGCGTCTGATTGTAGAAGAATATGATCCGGAACCGGTTCACAACAGTCCGTGGACACCGAACGAACCGTACTACATGCATCTTGTAGGCGGACCTGAACCGGAAAGAAATAACGGAATGCCGAAATGGACGTATCATTCAAAATACAACAAGTATCCGAACAGCGAAACAGAACTTGTAGAGTTTCTGAAAGGGGCACAAAAATGAAGATTAAATGTACGGAATGCAAGCATCTGACAATGCGTTACAGATCAGGAGGGATTTGTTCTTCGTACGGACGGGGCGAATATTACTGCGAACATCCGGTCTCTGAAAGACTTCCAGCAAAGACTTTCGGAAACAGAGCAAGATGCTTTGTATGTTTCGGGACAAATGAACGTGAGACAAAACCAACAATAAAAACAACTCCCCGGTGGTGCCCGGAGAAAGGGAAAAAGAAATGAGAAGAACAAAAATGGACGAAATTGTTGAGAATATGGCGGAATACATCTGTGATCATATATGTCAGAAACCGAAAGAGATCACAGATACGGAAAAACTGGAAGACTACTGCGCAGAAGAATGCGAGATAGGAAGTCATATCTGCAATATCCTGAATCAGTACAACGAGATTAATGATTTTAAGAATTCAGAACTGTACAAGATAATGACAAAATACCGGAACATTGTCCTGTGCAAAGAATGTCAGTATAGAATACACCACGATACCAGCGGATTTGACTTATGTCGGATTAGCACAGGACTGAGCGGATTTTTGGGAGAAGGCGACGGCTGCAGCAGAGGACTAAAGGTGTCCGAGTCGGACACATAAATAACGGGTGCTATCTAAAATCACATATATCACACACAGGAGAGAGAAACTGTATAATCCTCTCTCCGGAAAGGAGTGAAACATGAATCAGGAAGGATTGATGTTTCCGAAAACACGAACGACAAAGAAAAAAAGAATGAAACATCCTAAAAGCATTCTCCACGAGAAGAATGGGACATGTTATTTGTGCATGCTATTGGATGGAAATCATAAGAAACATCTGCTCTTAGACGAGCATCATATATTCGGAGGTCCGAACCGGATGCATTCCGAAGAAACCGGGCTAAAGGTCTGGCTTTGCCTGGATCATCATACGATGGGAACTCTGGCAGTACATAGATGCCCTGACACCATGAGACTGATGCACCGGATCGGGCAGCAGGAATTTGAGAAGACACACAGCCGGCAGCAGTTTATTGAGACATTCGGTAAGAGCTATTTATGAGGAGTAAAAACATGAATATAAAAATATGGCCAAGAAAGAAGAATGACAAGGGCGGATATGCCTGTATGCCATTAAAGAAAAACGTGCCGGAGGGGCACGATGGATGGAGACTAACAACATGTCCTGAATGTGGCACAGAATGCTGGGAGTCTCCATTGCTTAAAAGCATTGCAAAATCAGGAGTAATTCCAATGTGCACGATGTGCGCGCTTAAGAAAGGAACTAAGAGATGACGGAATATAAAACATGTAAAACCTGCATCGATAATGATAATGGATTCTGCGACAGAAAAGGAATCCTGGTAGAGGACGATGATCAGTGTACTGATCATAAACCCGACTGGAGAGAATTCATGATGCGTAATTTCCTGAGAGGACACTGATATGGGGAGAACAGATCTTAGACCAGATATCACAAAAGAAGTTCTAGAAGAATACATACGAAAAGGTTATTCGCAGAACCGTATAGCGATAACTCTTGGTACTACCCAGTCGACCATATTTAACAAACTCAAAAAATATGGTCTTCAGGTTCAAAAGACCAGGCCAAGTAACTATGACGAAAAAGCTCTGATCAAACAGCTTCAGAACGGATGGACTACGGAGCAGATAGCGAGATACTTCGGCGTTTGCACCGGCACTGTTGGGAGCTGGATCAGTAAGAACAAGCTTGGAAAGTACAGAAAAGCATCACCAAAGAAATTTGATACCAAACTTTGCAGTACCTGTATATATGGCACAGGAAAGAAGACGGACATGGACAGATGCAATTACCTATCCATCACCGGTCATTCCCGAAACAAGGGCCAGCCAGAAGAAATCTGTTCGAAATACGAAAAGGGAAAGAGAGGGAGAAAAAGTGGAAAGAGAAAAGTTTGATACCTGTAAACACGTAAAAAGAGTTGGAAACTTTGCAGTATACACAAAATCTACCTGCAATCAGGCAACCATGATCCGTGGCCAACTGGTAGTCGGTAAAGCACGATGCCTGAAATGCGAACTGTGGGAACCAAAGAAGACAGGGAGGAAGAAAGAGGGCAAAAGGTTATGATATCCGAAGACTCCGAAATCAAAGGGCAGATGAACATTAATGACTTTATTTAAAAATTATGGAGGACTGCACGATAGCGTGCCAGTTGTTTGCATGGGGAAAGTGAGGATACAGAATGCAATTAAAAGAATTAACCAACAACCAGAAACGCAAAGAGTTCCTGGAGGACTATACCGGATGGAATCTATGGCTTTACGTGCCGCAAGTAAGCGAAAAGTATTATTTATATCCGCTTCCGGATAACACAATGATCGTTGCCAAAGAGACTGAGCACACAAAAGGCAATGACTGGTGGAAAGTGGAAGAACGTGGCGGTTATTACGTTACCACAGAGTATTATCTCCTGGAAGGTGATTGGGGGAGATTTGCGGATTGCAAGAAAAGCAAGACGCAGATTGTTGAGCATTTGAGAGAGGTGGCAAAATGTTAATCAGAAGTCAGAACAGAGAGCTTTTAATTAATTTCAATAACGCACCAGCAATCGGGATTATGGAGGTTAAGGGTGATGCAAAAATCACTTGTTCGGATACGAATGAAACGCTTGATATCGGCTCTTATTCCACCAAAGCAAAAGCCATGAAAGTACTGGATATGATTCAGGAAGCCTATTGTAAATTTATGTCGGTAAAAAACGATGATGCTTGGGACGGAAAAGAATCCGTGTTTTATATGCCAGAAGATTCGGAGGTGGAAGCATGAGTCATATCAAAGACAGATTATCAGATTATCATGATTTCATGAAGAAACTTGTAGATTACCACCAGATGATTTTGGCAAGCGATGCTCTGGAAATGATAGAGCAACTTAAGGATGACTTGGAACAGGACGAGAAAGAAAATGGGTGGATTCCAGTCAGTGAGAGACTGCCGGAAGAAGACGGAAGGTATCTGGCGACGTTTAAGTATGGAATAAAAGTTTGTATGGTAGGATATGGCTCTTGTAAGAGAACTGTACTAGGATATCCAATTGGACATGGCTGGTATAACTTGGAAGAAGCGCAATATTATGCGGAGGACAGTATTATTGCCTGGATGCACTTGCCGGAACCATATAAGGAGGACTAAATGGGAAGATGCAAATTAGAATGCCCGGACGGCGAAACAGAATGCTGTATTTGCTGTGATAAGCAAGGCGGTTGTGATAATCGGTGCGACATGATGGATGACTACGAATATACAGAAGATTGTGAAGATTATGTTAAGGAGGACTGAACATGATTGCATTATTATGCGGAATATTTATCGGACTTAATGTTGGTGCATAGGGAGTGATTATGCTCGCCATACTGTACGATAAGCACCACCCAGACGATTAGAAAGGAGAACGGTATGCTGACAAGGAATAAAAAGCTGAAAGACTACGGTATTCCGTCAGAGGACATTGAAAAACTGAATACGATGCTGAAAGACTTCCCGGCAGAGTACGGATACCTGCTTTCCAGTGCTGCCCTGTCAGCTTGCCCGAAGAACACGGTGATAGCGGATATGGTTATCGACAATATCCTACACCGGAAAAGTTACAGGAAAATCAGCAAAGAAAGATATATCCCGATGAATCCGAAGGACTTTTACGGATACAGACGCAAGACCGTCGCTGTACTGTATGAGAGAATGCGGTTGTTGGGAGTGTGGGAGGATAAATAAATGAATATTGATAAATTAGGCTTAACAACAAGAACATACAACATACTGTTAAGAGCAGGGATTACTACCACTGAGGAAATCAAAGAAAAATCAGATGATGATCTGAAAAGAATCAGAAATATGTCTGAGAAATGTTACAAAGAGATTAAGCAAGCTGTGTACTGTACGGACTGTAAACGCAGTATCTATGGAGAATATCATGATTGTGACATCAATATGGAAAGTGGCGGAAGATATCTTCGAGGAGATTGCGAGTGCCATTGCAAAGTACTTATGGAGGGACAAAAAAATGCGGTTAATTGATGCAGATAAAATAATTGACTCTCTTGGAATTTCGGATATGGATTTTGCAATAGGTGCAGTTATTGATGAACAGCCAACGGCATTTGATGTGGATAAGGTTGTTGGCGAATTGAAAAGAGACAAATTCATTGAATCAGAATGTATCTTGTCTGATGTACATCAAGGATACAATGCTGGGCTGAGTAGGGCAGTTGAAATCGTGAAAGGCGGTGGTGTAGATGGTTGATTTTAATGGATTCGACAAGGGCGTGATCGGAAAGCCGCTTCCGGCGGATNCAGTTGAAATCGTGAAAGGCGGTGGAGTTGAATGAGAGAAATTCTTTTCAAGGCAAAGCAGATTGATAATGGTGAATGGATAGAAGGAAGCCTCATAGATTTAGACATTGACAGCGGATATTGTTATATTGTTCAGCCGTATAAAAAAGCGAGTATATTGCCAATCATCTTTTTAATAACAGACAGAATGAAATTGGTTGATCCAGAAACCCTCTGCCAGTTCACGGGAATTTGTGACAAGAATGGGAATAGGATATGGGAAAATGATATCATTCAGTATGACACAGTTGCGGCTGTTGCTAAGTTCGGAGAATACGGTAATGGAGGTTTAGGATTTTATGTAGATTTTCCAGAAGAAACCAATTATCGAAAAGATTTCTCGTATTGGTCGAAGAAAGTAGTCGTTATTGGAAATGCAGTTGACGATCGAAATTTATTACAGGAGGTGCCGGAATGAGTAAATCAGCGTTAGTGATAGATACACCAGAAAATTGCTATTATTGCACGTTCGGAAGTGCGTACTGCAGCGGAATTGAATATGTGGCTTATTGTGAATTAGCTGACCGTTTGGATTATGATGCATTTCTGATGACAGAAGAACATTATGATTGTGAAAGCAAATCAAGACCTGATTGGTGTCCATTGAAGCCACTGCCGGAGAAAATGAAAGTAACTGGGCTTTATAACGGCGAGTATTTCAAAGCGGGAGGCAAACTACCGAGCTATAAGATCGGCTGGAACGATTGTATTGATGAGATTACAGGAGGAATGGATTAATGGCATGTGCAAAGAAATGTGATAGATGTGGAAAACTGTATGAGCAGTACAATTCTAAAAACGATAGAAAAAATCCTAATGGGATCATGGTATTAAATCTGGATAGTCAGAGAAGATATTTCGCACATAATACTCTGGATTTATGTCCTGATTGTATGAAAGGATTTCAGGACTGGTTTGGAGAGGTAAAGTAGATGGAGAGATTAACTGAAAGAGTGTATGACGGGCTCATAATAATAAAGCAGGATAGTGGCGACGAAGGAAATTATAAAGCGGCTGATAAACTTGCCACCTATGAAGACTTAGAAGAACAGGGCTTACTTGTGAGATTGCCGTGTTCTATCGGCACAACTGTATGGGATATATATGGCACGGGTATTCGAAAAAACGTGGTAAGCGGAATTGAATACGGAAAAGACGGCAGATGGTTTTTATGGGCGAACGAGGATGAATGGCTTGGAGAATTGAATGTTGTGGTATTCCTCACCCGTGAAGAAGCCGCGAAGAAGCTGGAGGAGATGGAGAATGGCTGAATATGTTAAAAAGTCAGATGTAATAAAAATCATGGAAAATAATTCTCACATGATAGAGGTATTTGGAGTTAAGAAGAAAATAATTGACGGATTCGCAATGGGCGTGTGATTCCGGAGCAAAAGCATTGGAAAAGCAGATTCCATGCAAACCTGAAGAATATGTTCCAGATTTTCCGTACAATATATTTTCCACTCAAAAATGTGCGAAATGCGGAACACCTATTATTGATAATAAAATAAGCAAGTACTGTTCTGAATGCGGTCAGAAAATTGACTGGGGAGAGGAGTGATTAAATGGATTTTAATACAGCAATGGCGAAATCAGTAGCATGGGCCAGTACATCATTTGCCGTAATAGCGGCACTCAGTTATACAAAAGAACCATTATGCTTAATGGCATTAGTTCTTCCGCTGTTTGTTGGATTACTTGCACATTAATGAGAAGGAGTTGATAATCATGTTGGACAAGCCTACACCTGAAATTAACGGAGAAGAAGTTATAATAAAATGTAACGGGGATACTATAAAATTCAAAGATGATAATGTGGAAGTGACCAGGGCGAGTAAAAACATGATGTTCAAGCCACCGGACATAACCCCGCAGCTCGCCATATCAGCATTCACAGTGCTGCATCAATATTGCAGCTCAATCAGTCCACATGATTGCATCAGATGCACATTTTACGAACATTGCCCGGAGTGCTTCATGGGGTGTCCGGGAGATCAGGGTGAAATAATCAGAAAATTACAAAACAATGAATAAAATTAGAGAGTCGGTATTTACCGGCTCTTTTTTTAACGCAAAATTCCTCAAACATGTACCACAACTTTTCTACTGACCTGTGATAGAATATACTCAGAAGCGTTACTATGGGGTTTTATAGCCAGTTGGAGGTGAGAGCATGGGAATGACGCCAATGTACACAAGTTCCGCAGAAATAGAGGATAAAATAGAACAGTATTTTGAAAACTGCAAAGGTTATCCTTTGACTGATAGTAAGGGAAAGCAAATATTTAATAAATTTGGTTCACCCATATTCGTAGACGTTCACCCTCCGACTGTTACAGGTCTTGCTTTGGCACTTGGCTTTAATAGCCGACAGAGCCTTTTAAACTATCAGGGAAAAGCAGAATTCATGGACACGATAACGCGCGCGAAAGCCAGAGTGGAACAGTATACAGAAGAAAGATTATTTGATCGTGACGGTTCAAATGGTGCTCAGTTCAGCTTGAGAAATAATTTTAAGGGATGGGATGCTGACAAGAAAAATGATGATTCTGGAGATGGAAAGATTACGATTGTGAATAATATTCCAAAGCCGGAGAAACAGAATGAATGAAAATCCGATTAATCTGAATGAAATTATAGCTCCTGCCTTTTATAATGCGTTCTGGGACATTCTGGATGGCAAGCACACCTATTATGATTTGTATGGTGGACGTGGATCAACTAAATCATCCTTTGTGGGTGTCATGATCCCTTTTCAGATGATGCAAGATGCTATTAATGGATCAATAACTAATGCAGTCATATTCCGAAAAGTTGGAAATACGCTTAGAGAATCTGTGTACGAGCAAATTGCATGGGGAATTGATGCACTTGGAGTTAATGACTTGTGGGATACCAGCGTAAGCCCTATGCAGTACACATATAAGCAAACGGGCCAGAAGATTATATTCAGAGGACTAGACAAGGCAAAAAAGACTAAATCTATTAAAGCAAGCAAGGGATATTTCAAGTATCTCTGGTTCGAGGAACTTGACGAATTTTCGGGCATTGAAGAAATTCGTACAGTACAGCAGTCAGTCCTTCGAGGTGGCAGCAAGTTTGTTGTATTTAAGACATTCAATCCACCAATTAGCCGGAGCAACTGGGCGAATGTGTATGTAGAAGAGCCACGAGACGACAGCTACAGGCATAAGAGTGATTACAGATCGGTTCCTGTTGAATGGCTTGGTCAACAATTTATTGATGATGCGGAGCATCTGAAGAAAACAAATCAGAGAGCTTACGACCATGAATATCTCGGTCTTCCTGTTGGACTTGGAACAAATATTTTCGAACTATTAGAAATTCGTGAAATTACAGATGAAGAGATTCAAAGCTTTCAAAGTATCTACCAGGGGCAGGACTGGGGGTGGTATCCAGATCCTAAAGCATTTCTCCGTGTAGCTTATGTGCCTAATCAGGAAAAAGTTTTTTTATTAGACGAGCTTGGAGGCTCCAAGATAAGAAACAAGGAAATGGCTAACCAGATAAAGAAAAAAGGATATGATGATTACTCAATCTCTTGCGGAGTTGATGAAGAAGAAAGCATTATTGACTTTCGAGATGTGGGGCTTCCAGCTCGTAGAGCAATAGTCACTCCAGGTAGCCGTAAATATACTTTTGAGTGGTTGCAGTGCCGAACATTGGTTATTGATCCGGCACGAACACCTAGAGCATACAAGGAAATTATCAATTATGAACATGAAGTAGATAGCAATGGAGAAGTTATCGCAGACTATCCAGATGGTAACGATCACTGGATAGATTCCCTTAGATATGCGACAAGTCCATTGTCGATGAGAAGAGGACATAGTGCATAAAATGTTAGATAGGTACTTTTCAGATAAAATAAATAAATTCTTAAGCATCGGTTTAAAAATATATGGATCATCTGACATTAACGAAATCTTAAAAGTTGTAGAATATGAAGACATTATTGTGCGAGATACTTCTGTAAGATGGATGGATTTTAAAAGGTAGATTAAATGGGACTTATAACAACACTAAAAAGGTGGTTTAACATGATATTCAAAAAACAAGCCGAAGAGGATTTTAATATCCAAGCAGCGGAGTTTCCGGAGATGGAAGCACTGATTAACCGGTGCGCGAACATCTACAGGGGAGTACCGGAATGGCTAGATGACAAGAATAACATCAAGACGATCAATTTTGCGAAAACTGTCTGCTCAGAGACAGCTCGGCTCACAACATTGGCGATCGGCATTCAGATAGACGGTTCCACAAGGGCTACATGGCTACAAAAGCAGATTAACAAGGTATATTTCCAAATCCGGCACTGGGTAGAATATGGCTGTGCTTATGGAACGGTATTTATCAAACCAAACGGGGAGAGCCTTGACGTATTTACCCCAGCAGATGTGATGATTGTAGATTACGACAATCAGGAGATCAAGGGGATTATATTCAAGGATTCTTATACTGTTGGACGAAAATACTACACACGGCTTGAATATCATAGATTTGCTGAGATTACAATAGATGGCGTAACAACTTATCCGTACTACGTTTCTAACAGAGCTTATGTGTCAAAATCCCCTCAGTCAATCGGTGACAGAATCGACCTTAAGCAGACCAAGTGGGCTGACCTAATGGCAGATACACCGCCGATACTCAAGGCAAACGGTGAGAAGCTGGACGGGCCTCTGTACGGAGTACTGCGGACACCGCAGGCAAACAATGTGGATATCAGTACACCTCTTGGATTGCCGATATTTGCAGAAGCAATTGAGGAATTAAAGGATTTTGACATTGCATACAGCAGAAACGCCGGAGAGATTTTTGATTCGCAGAAGACTGTTCTGGCAGATGATAGACTGCTGATGCCAAACGGCGCACCTGTATCAGCTATGTCGCCACAGGGCATGGAGAACAGACGGAATGAGATGAGGTTACCGCACTTTGTTAAGAATGTATTCGGACAGGACGCGAAAGAATTCTACCAAGAAATTAATCCAGTTCTCAATACAGATACCCGTATAGTCGGCATGAATGCCCTTCTGAACCAGATAGGATATAAGATTGGATTCTCTAACGGATATTTTGTTTTTAACGAAAAAACCGGTATGGTGACGGCTACGCAGGTAGAAGCAGACGACCGACGGACAATTCAGTTTATCAAGGACGTTCGGGATAAACTAGAGTGTTGTTTGAATGACACTATATATGCCTTAAATACATTTGCAGATTTGTATGGCATCGCACCAGATTCTAACTGGATTTACGACGAAAAGAAAAAGAAATACGTCCAGTATATAGTTAATTATGATTTTGGCGATTTTACATACAACAGAGAAGAAGACAGGATAGCGTGGTACAGTTATGTAAATTCTGGACATGTAACATTTTGGCGTTATTTAGTGAAGTTTTATGGATATACCGAAGAGGAAGCAAAAAAAATTTCACAAGAAGCCAAAGAGGAAAACAAAACGAGAGGTTTTTTTGAAGAAGAGTAATGAGGTTAGAACAATGGTCAAAGAAGCTCAGCCAGAGCCTTACGGATAACCCAAGATGCAGAACGTTCTTCACGTTCACAGTAAGAAATCATCTTCTTATACTGCTCTGGCTCGAAGCTGATCGTGGTCTTGACGTACTTGTCCTTATCGTCTTTTTTCTGGTTCGCCATGCTTACACCTCCCATCTAGTTAACTATATCAGATGGCTCTGGTGATAGCAATAGATATGGGGAAATCCCTGTATTTATAAGGGCTTGCTGGTCATGGACTTTTGGGACGAGGGATTTAGTGAACCAGTAAAAATCCAAAACATGTACCACGACTTTTGATGAAAGAGGTGATATACTATGCTTAGTCCTGAATATTTACGCCGGATAACAGAGGGCAGTGAACAGATAGCAGAAGAATTGCATCAGTATATCATCTCTGAGATCGTGTCGAGGATGATGACAAGAATCGGCAGAGGTGAGGATTATATTCTGACCAATGCCGATGCGTGGAGAATCAGAACGCTACAGGAATCCGGCGAACTGCTAGAGGACATTCTGGCAGAACTATCCAGATATACCAAACGCGAACAGCAGGAGCTTCTTGAAGCGTTTGAAGATGCCGGAATCACTGCAATGAACTACGATGACAAGGTATATAAGGCGGCAGGATTAATCCCTGTGCCGCTTGAACAATCCCCAGCCATGATAAGGCTTATGGAGCGGAATATGAACCACTGCCTAGGAGATTGGAAGAACTTCACACGAACAACCGCAAGTGCCGCTCAGAGGCTCTATATCGAGCAATGCGACCTTGCATATAATCATGTGATGACTGGGGCAGTTGGGTATACGCAAGCCATTAAAGAAGCGGTTAATAATGTTGTGAGTGATGGCGTTACTGTTACGTATCCATCTGGCAGAAAAGACACGATTGAAACAGCGGTAGCACGTTCTGTCAGAACTGGTGTGGCTCAGGCGTGTGCTGATATCCAGTTGATAAGAATGAAAGAAATGGGATACGGTTTAGTACTGACATCGGCACATATAGGAAGCCGCCCAAGCCATGAAGTATGGCAAGGACAGGTATTTTCCATAGACTGGGAAAAATTAAAAGAAATCAAGCCGGAGTTCTTTCGGGAACGAGATACACCAGAATACCGTAGAATGCTGGAACAAAAAGCAATCCAATATCCAGATTTTATTGAAAATTGTCATTATGGTGAAGCTGATGGAATATGCGGAGTAAATTGCAGACATCATTTCTCAGTTTGGGTGGAAGGAATGCCGAATCCTTATACAGAATTATCAGCACAGGACAAAGCCAACAAAGGCAAGCAGTACGAAAAGGAACAGCGACAACGTACTTACGAGCGAAGAATCCGCAAAACGAAGCGTGAGGTTCTTGGACTGCAAGCAGGAGTTGACAATGCACCGAATGAAAAGGCAAAATTCGCACTCCAGCAAGACCTTGACCGAAAGTCTTATCTTTTGCAGAAACAAAATGCTGCATACAAAGATTACTGCAAGCAGAACGACCTGAGGGAATTACAAGACCGACTCATGATAGCAAAGTGGAATCGCCAGAATGCCGCAAAAGCCAGAGGAGCGGCAAAGAGATATAAAACAGCAAAGGGGATTGACTGATGGGCAGATGGGAATATTTCAATCCGAATCCTGTTAAGGATAAGAGAACAGGAGATTGCGTTGTCCGGGCAATATGCAAAGCAACCGGGTTCGACTGGGAAACGGTATTCACCGGATTAATGATACAGGCGTGTACTCTGTCAGATATGCCATCAGCTAATTACGTTTGGGGAGCATACCTTTATAAGCATGGGTACAGACGTAAACTGATTGAACAGTCAGAGCGATATATCTATACAGTCAACGACTTTTGTGCAGATCATCCGACCGGTACATATATTCTCTGCATAGATGGTCATGTAGTGACGGTACAGGACGGCAAATATTTCGATACATGGGATAGCGGTAATGAAATCCCGGTATATTACTGGGAAAAGGAGTAGCTAAATGAGCATACAGGAATTTATTCAATTTTTTCTTTCAATTTGTGGAGGAATATCAATTGTTGGAGGGGCAGCAGCTGCTATTTTTAAATGGATCGCTCCGGCGTTTCGACTTAATAAGCGAGTAGAGACACTGGAAGAACATGACAGACGAGATTATGAAAGTCTTCGGAGAATCGCAGAACGAGATTCATTAATTCTGGAAGTGTTATCAACCATGTTGGACAGTCAGATCAGCGGAAATAACGTCGAGGAATTAAAAAAAACAAAACAGAAGCTTACAAATTATCTTGCGCAGAATCAACGTTAATTGCATTAATAAGGGGTATGCTCATGAAGTTATATGTATTCACAAAGAAAGATATAGACAGGTTCTTGACAGAGTGTAATTTCACACCGGATGAAGAAAGATTGTTCCGGCTGAGATGCAAGGAACACACTCTTGAATACTGTGCTGAGCAGATGAATGTGAGTATATCCACAGCGAAACGATTAAGCCGGAGGGTGAATAATAAAATAATTAAAGTATGCCAAAAAGTAAGGAGAGGATATTTTTACCCTCTCCCATTTTTTTTTAACAGAAATCTTCTTTCACAACCCTTTCAAGTAGTTTTATCACATATTCTGGCGGAGTTCGTTTGCCACTCTCCCAGTTTTCAATACTTCTTTTAGGAATACCATATTTTTCAGAAAAAGCTTGCTGGCTCAGATTTGTAAGATTCCTTAATTCCTTTATATCCATATATTAGCCTCTCGTTTCTTCCCAATCGCCATCGTCAAAAATCGTGACCTGTCTATGTATCGTCTGCACCCAGTCTTCACCAGTGGAATTTCCGAACGGATCTCGGCTTTTTCTCGGTACTTCCTGTTCTAATTCCACATAACGACACCACGTAGATTCGTCTTTTACTATTTTCCATCCTTTTTCGACTAATTCTTTAATTCTTTCTTCGCCTGTCATTTTATTATCCTCCCTTGACTATATTTTTGCCTTCATAGTATAATGGCTTTGTCACTTACAGAGGGATGTTCTGTAAGCGGAGTGCCTAACGATTCCGGGCACCACGGATTGAAATAATAATTTTAGGTATAAAGAGCTAGCTTTGCATGCTTAGCTCTTTTTACTTTGCATTTTTTCCGTCTCCATAACATTTATAAAACGCTTCAACCAGCTCTGCCAGTTCCTGCGGCGTGAGCTTTTCTTTTAGGTTGTCCGGTATGCGATTGTAATTGCGCGCAAAGGTTTCAACACAATCTCCAATTTTGCAGGCCTTTTTGACCTGTTCAAGTTTGTACATTGCTCCGATTTCTTCAGCTGTAAACATCCCTTTTCTAAGAGCTTCACGGCCTTCTTTGTCTCGATCAAGCCCTAATGATTTTATCGCTACCTTCTTACTAATGACTCCGATTCCTTGTATTTTCATTTTAATCCTCCTTTATTATAAAACGCGATATCTCACGATATCTTCAACTTTCTCAGGACTTCCATACCAGTATTTTTCGTCTGGATTCCATTTAAGCCCAAATTCTTTTAAAGTTTTTCTACAATTAAAAGTATTTCCAGAAACAACTCCGTCTCCAAGGTTAAAAAGAACTTCGCATCCATCAAGGAAAGCATTGAAATATTTGCCAAGCTTTGCGAGCTTGAGATCTTCTTTAGCTTTTTCCCATGCTCTTTTAAGTGCTACAGAAATAGTACATTTACACTGTCTTACGATACTCCATGCATTTTTCATGATTTCTGATTTGTTATACTTCATAATGCTTACCTCCTAAATGATTCCTTATTTCCTCTTGTTGATATTATAATACCACCCAATGAGTGATATGTCAATACTTTTTTGACACTTTTTTGAACTGTTTTGAAAATAATTTCCATGCAAAAATATAATCAGAAAGGCGGTGCATAAGATGGCATTATATAACAATCCTTATCAATATAGCTTTGGTGTTCCGGGGCAGATGAATCAGTTCCAGCAACAGCCTGTCCAGATGCCAGCTCAACCAGTGCAGCAACCTCAACAGAATAACAATGGCATCCTGTGGGTGTCTGGAGAAGTCGGTGCAAAATCCTATCTGGTGGCACCCGGGACAAGTGTTTTACTGATGGACAGTGAAAGCGAAAAGTTCTACATAAAATCCACAGACGTGTCCGGTATGCCACAGCCATTACGGACGTTTGAGTATCACGAGGTAGGCGCTCATATGCCACCTAAACAGCCTGTTCAGAACATGGATAGTAAATACGTCACCAGACAGGAATATAACGATTTAAAGGGCAAATACGAAGCTATCATAAACCGATTAAATTCTTTTTCTGAACCTGTTAGGGCTAATACCGTGCAGGAATCAGCAGTCAAGGGAGGAAACGCAGATGAGTAATCCATTATTCAATGCCCTCGGTGGTGGAATGTCACAGGGAAATGGGCCAATGCAGATGATACAGCAGTTTATACAGTTTAAGCAGAATTTTAAGGGAGACCCGAAAGCAGAAGTTGAGAAGATGCTACAATCTGGAAAGATTTCTCAGCAACAGCTTAATCAAGTTCAGCAGATGGCAGGGCAGTTTCAGAATCTGCTAAAAAATATGAAATAGTACATTACAATCTGGCCAGATTGATGTAAATACACAATAAAGGAGATTATAACTATGGATGGAAATTATAGCTTAGCAGATATTGCCGCTGCTACTGGAAACGGTAGAAATAATGACGGTATGTTTGGCGGAGATGGTAGCTGGTGGATTATTGTTTTATTCATTTTTGCTTTCTTTGGATGGGGAAACAACGGCTGGGGCAATAACGGCAACGGCGGTGGATATATAGCCACAGCAGCTACTCAGGCAGATATTCAGAGAGGATTTGACAACTCCGCAGTAATCAGCAAGCTTGACGGAATCAACAACGGTCTCTGTGATGGATTCTACGCAGTGAACAACGGCATGCTTACCGGATTCAACGGAATCAACACAAACATCATGCAGACTGGCTTCGGAATCCAGCAGGCTATTAACGCTGATACTGTAGCAAACATGCAGAATACCAACGCATTACAGGCACAGCTTGCAAACTGTTGCTGTGAGACCAGAGAAGCAATCCAGGGCGTAAACTACAACATGGCGCAGAACACCTGTACATTGCAGAACACCATGAATAGCAACACAAGAGACATTATCGACAGCCAGAACGCCGGAACAAGAGCCATTCTCGATTATCTTTGCAATGAAAAGATTTCTAACCTGCAGGCTGAAAACAATGACCTCAGACGTGCCGCTTCTCAGGATCGCCAGTCTGCACTTCTCACAACTGCGATGGCTTCTCAGACACAGCAGCTCATTAATGCGATTAATCCAGCACCGATTCCGGCATATCAGGTTCCTAACCCGAACACATATTACGGATGTGGATGCAACACTGGATGTAATTGCTGATAACTTCATATCGGGAGTATCTTTCGATTGATTCGAATGTCGGCTTATGCCGTATTACACAGAGGGGCAGGCTGAGACCTGTCCTTTTGTGATATGAAAGGGGTAAAAATTATGGCAGAATTTACAAATGTAGCTGCTCAGACTGTAGCAGCAAATGGAAACGTAGTATTTTCAAACACAGCAGTTAAAGGTTCTAACTGCATTCAGCACAGAGAGGGAAGCGGAATTATTACGCTGAGAGGACTGACTAACCAGTGCAAGGCTAGATTTTTTGTGGATTTTTCTGGCAATATCGCAATCCCAACAGGTGGTACTGTCGGGGCTATCTCTCTGGCTATTGCAATTTCTGGTGAGCCGGTTCTTTCTTCTCAGATGATTTCCACACCGGCAGCAGTAGATCAGTACAACAATGTGTCCTCTGGTATCTATATTGATGTACCTCGTGGCTGTTGCGTTAATATCGCGGTAGAGAACACAAGCGATCAGGCAATTTCTGTTGCGAACGCAAACATTGTTGTGACTAGAGAAGCGTAGGAGGTGCAGCTATGAGAGATATTAAAGACTTATGTGCAAGAATTGAAGACGAACTGTCCAAAATCGCTGACAATGGACTGACCACCGGAAATCTGGAAATGACATACAAGCTGATTGATATGTACAAAGATATCAAGAACACTCAGTACTGGGATAAGAAAGTAGAGTACTACAACACTGTCCTTGATGAGATGCGTGGCGGATACAATGACGATTACAGCGAACGCGGAAGAAAACGCGATAGCATGGGAAGATACAGCGCAAATGACGGCAGAATGATGCCAGACTACGACCGGGGTAGTTCTTATGCCAGACGTGGTGAACATTACGTCAGAGGCCATTACAGCCGTTCTGACGGACGGGATGCTTATGATGATTACATGACGCAGAAACAGAGCTATCGTTCCGGCAAATCCGAGGACTGTAAGAGGAAGATGCTTGCCGCTCTGGAAGAACATCTGGACGAACTCACTACAGAAATGAGCGATATGTCCAAGGATGCAGAGTGCCGGGAAGAACGTGATCTTGTCAAGAGATACGTGGAAAAGCTCCGTGATATGCTCTAATTGGCTAAAACATGTACCACAACTTTTGGGAGGTTCTGTGGTAAAATGTATTCATAGGGAAGAATCGTAAGCAGAAATGCTTGACATAGACATTTTTATTGCTTTCCTCCTTTCTTTAAGCAGATGCGTGTCCTTAATAGAAACAGGTTCGGGGTGGAATCTGGAGGTTGAAAAGCGGATGCAATTTCCGACACGTATCATTGCCGTTAGTGCATGGCGGCATACCTCCTTGTGAGAGCATATAACTGAACAGTGGAATTCAACCCGTGCAGAGGTGCACGACCGTATAGGCGGTGTTGACGTAGCCCGAAACGTCTCGTGTTTAGGCATAGCACGTAAAATACCTTGCTAACCCGGGAATCCGGGTTATGTGGAACCTATCGGCTATAGGACAAATATCTATAGATACAAGTTTTCCAGTTCGACTCTGGAAGTTCCGCTTACCCTGCCAGTGGTCTAACTGGCTTAATCCACTTACCTGCGGCGGCAGGTCAATAAACACGACCAGGAGGATGTATATGCAGAAACTTATTGACACATTAAAATCATTTGGAATTGAAATCCCGGAGGATAAACAGGCAGATGTAAAGAAAGCACTTTCTGAACATTACAAGAATGCTAAAGAAGTAGCGAAAACTCTGTCGAAAGTCGAAGGTGAACGCGATGACTGGAAAGAACGTGCTGAGACAGCAGAAGAAACCTTAAAAGGCTTTGACGGTATCGACCCGGCGAACATTCAGACAGAGCTTGCTGAATGGAAGAAGAAAGCCGAGGATGCAGAAAAGGAATTCAATGCGAAGATCTATGACCGCGATTTTTCGGACGCACTTAAAGCAGCACTCGATGATGTTAAATTTTCCAGTGAAGCAGCAAAGAAGTCTGTTATGGCAGACATTAAAGAAGCCGGATTAAAACTGAAAGACGGTAAGATCCTTGGACTGAATGATCTGATTGAGCAGATGAAACAGTCTGACGCATCCGCTTTTGTGGATGAATCTCAGCAACAGGCTCAGCAGAATCAGGCAAGGTTTACTACTCATGTTGGACAGCAGCAGACACCGGGAAACATGACAAAAAAAGATATTGAAGCAATCAAAGACCCATCCGAAAGGCAGGCTGCAATTGCACAGAATATCCAGTTATTCCAGTGATTTTTTTACACCGACTATACGCCAGAGTATAGCCGCTAACCCAATACCTTAACAATTATGGGTAGAAAGGATTTTTTTATATGGCAGCAAAAGCTAATCTTATTATGACTAATGATATTCAGGTAAAGGCACGTGAGATTGACTTTGTTACCAGATTCGAAAGAAACTGGGAACACTTACGTGAAATCCTTGGTATCATGCGTCCAATCAAAAAGACGCCCGGAGCGGTTCTTAAATCAAAATATGCAGAGGGTACATTGCAGAACGGAAATGTTGGTGAAGGTGAGGAAATCCCTTACAGCAAATTCGTTGTAAAAGAAAAACCCTATGCAGAAATGACTATCGAGAAATACGCAAAGGCTGTATCTATCGAAGCAATCAAAGATCACGGTTACGAGAACGCTGTTCAGATGACCGATGATGAATTCCTCTTCCAGCTTCAGACCAATGTTACCGAAAGATTTTACAATTATTTGAAAACCGGTACCCTCACATTTACAGAGATTACTTTCCAGATGGCTCTGGCAATGGCCAAGGGTCGTGTAGAAAACAAATTCAAGCAGATGCACAGAAATGTGACTGGCGTCGTTGGATTTGTGAACATTCTGGACGTGTACGAGTATATCGGAGCAGCTGAGATTTCTATTCAGAACCAGTTCGGCTTCCAGTATGTGAAAAACTTCCTGGGATTCAACACAATCTTCCTGTTATCTGACAGCGAGATTCCGAGAGGAACAGTAATCGCCACACCCGTTGAGAACATCGTTCTTTACTACGTGGATCCGAACGAATCTGATTTTGCAAGAGCAGGTCTTGTATATACTGTATCCGGCGAAACAAATCTGATCGGATTCCATACGCAGGGCAATTACCACACAGCAGTGTCTGAATCATTCGCAATCATGGGACTTACCCTCTTTGCAGAATATATTGACGCTGTTGCTGTCGGAACTATCAACGCAACTCAGACACTTGGAACTCTGACTGTAAACTTCACAGCAGGAAGTAAGAGCGGAGATACAAAAGTGACTGTTACTCCGGCAAAAGTAAGCGCAGGAAATGTGTACAAGTACAAAGTTGCATCATCTGAGACTACCGTAGACTACGGACAGAACGTGAAGAACTGGAGCGCATGGGATGGAGAATCCGACATTACAGCAGCAACAGAGCAGGTAATCACAGTGGTTGAGTGTGACAGTACCTATAAGGCATTGAGTGCCGGACATGCGACTGTAACAGCAAAATGATAATCGTGGGAGGTAACTGGCATGGCTTATGCAGATTATGATTTTTACACAGAATCCTATTATGGCAATGTCGTGCCAGAAGCTGACTTTGATCGTCTGGCAGCCAGAGCCAGCGATTTTATTGATACATTGACATTTGATAATTTGGTGGACGGACTGCCAGCTGATAAGCGTTCACAGAAACGTATTAAAAAGGCGGTCTGTTCACTGGCTGAATTAATGTATCAGATTGAGCTTGCTGAGAAGAATGCTACCAATGCCGCTGTGAGCGGTACGTCAACTGCAATCGGGTCTGGTGGTAGCACAACAGGCATTGTAACATCTGTATCATCCGGCAGTGAATCCATCTCTTATGCAACGCCACAGCAGATCGGAGCAAGTGCAAAGGAATGGAGCGCAGTGTATGCCGCCGCTGGAGACGTACAGAAAACGAACGACTTACTCTTAAAGACAGCTTTGCCGCTTCTGATGGGAGTAAGGACGGATGAAGGAGTACCAATTTTATATGCAGGAATGTAATATTAATGTTCTCGGGACGGTTTACAAAATTAGTCCAAAAGAATTAAAAAATGCAGATGTTGACGGCTACACAGACAATACATCAAAAGAAATTGTTATCAGAACAGACAACGCAAATAATGTTGGTGATTTTGATTCCTTACAGAAAAAGCAGTTGAGACATGAAATTATTCATGCGTTCTTGTCGGAAAGCGGATTGCAGTGCAACTGGCAACATACAGAGCAGTTCGGACATGACGAAACTACGGTTGACTGGTTTGCTATTCAGTCACCGAAAATTTTTAAAGTATTCAATGAACTTAAATTAATGTGAGGTGAAAAATAATGGATATTTCAACATTAGGCTCATGCGTAGCAATCGTTATGATTTGCTACATCGTAGGAATGGGCTGTAAAGCATCAAAAAGAATCTCCGATGAATGGATTCCGGTAATCATGGCGGTTATTGGTGGAATTCTCGGAGCGGTCGGAATGGGAGTTATCCCGGATTTCCCGGCAACGGACTATATAACGGCAGTTGCGGTTGGTATGTTTAATGGATTGTCGGCAACCGGCGTGAATCAGGTTATTAAGCAGACAGTACAGAAATAATAATTAAGGAGAGGGTATCATGTACGAAAAAACTTTGACGATTTTCAATTATTATGAGAGTCCGACAACAAGAAATGCGTACTGGTATCCTCATGTACTATCTGGTGTTGACCTCATTACGGACAAAGGGGCAATCCTTAAAAAGTACGGACCAGATGCAACTGACAACGCACAGTTACACATCCGTTATATTGTCCAGAACGGCGATATAACCATTACTGATAGAGACGGTAAGATTCTCCCATGGGTGCCGCCTAAAGAGTGGAAACAGCAGATCAACAACGCTCTAGAGGATACTATCACATTCTCGGACGAATCATTCTTCTGGGAGGGTGAGTGGACTGGTGAAACAGTAACTGATGGTGATTATCGAAACGGATTTTATCAGTATATGAATGAAAACAGGGATAACGTGTTTAAGATTACCAGTGTAGGCGGTCCGTATACACTGATTCCGCATTTTGAAATCCTGGGTAAGTAATATGAGCAAAATTCATCATTTTAAAGGATTCTCCGTAGTTGATGGAGATATGAAAATAAAGCTGAATATGGATAGGTTTTCCAAACAGTACCAAGAAGCCCAGTATCTCCTTGATGGAATGGTTATGGATAGCATGATAGAGTTTATGCCAATGATTTCGGGAGATTTTATTGACCGAACAAGAGTCAAAAGTACATCAATGCAAGGGACTGGATTTGTATGTGCGGCGGCTGCTCCTTATGGACGCTTTCTTTATTTTGGAAAAACCATGGTCGACCCTGCGACAGGTAGCACATGGGCAAGACACGATGCGGAAAAGGTTCTTGTGAGCCAGTACTCCGGTAAAACGAATGCAAAAGAAAATCTTCAATATACAAAATCACCGCATACTCAGGCGCAAGCTGAATGGTTCGATGCCGCTAAACGAAAATACGGCAGTACATGGCTTCGCAAGGTAAAAGCACAGGCAGGAGGTGGCAGACATGGCAGATAAACCTATCGGAAAAGACGCAACTGGATATGAAATCCTGACAGATGCCATGAAAGCACTTCTGAACCAGTATCCAGGGTTATACGAAAATGAAACAATCAAATTTGAGGAACTCGGCAAAGAATCGGGAATTGCGTTCTCAGCAGACAACGGGGCGTTGGTCTATTCAGAAAAAGAAGATGTTTGCGGAATAATGCACCAAATTTGTCAGTACCCATTTTATGTAGTATACCGAACAGCATCTGACAAAGAACGGCAGAAGTTATCTGTTCAGAAGTTCCTGGATAATCTCGGTAAATGGATATGTCGAGAACCAGTTATCATAAATGGCTCTGAGACACGCTTAAATGCTTTTCCAGAGCTTTCTCAAGGAAGAGTGATAAAACGTATAACCCGTGATAATTCCTATGGTTTAGAGCCACAGGAGAACGGCGTACAGGACTGGTTATTGCCATTATCGGTACGCTACGAAAACACTTATGAAGTAATATAACAAGCAACAACCGGCTATCAATTGGAGATAGTCGCTAACCTACACAGCCTTTTAAAAGTTATAGGCAGAAAGGACATTTCTATGGCAGTTACAGGCAAGATTGACCGTAAATATATGGCTCATTACATTGATGCAGGTTCCCTCTGCGGAGGACTGACACCGAAGTATGAGCGCCTTGGAAAGGATCTGGAAGAGTACAATGTAGAACTCAATCCAGATACTGAAACATCTAAAAACATTCTTGGAGAATCCACATTCAAGCATAACGGCTACGAAGTTTCTTCTGACGCTGATCCGTTCTACGCAGATACCACATCTGATCTGTTCACAGCATTACAGAAGATCGTAGACAACAGATACAAAGACGATAACCTCAAAACAAAAGCAGTTGAGGTTCATCTCTGGACAGAAGCCACAGCAGGCAAGTATGAAGCATATCAGCAGGACTGCTACGTTGTGCCGACATCCTACGGTGGAGACACATCTGGCTATCAGATTCCATTTACTGTCAACTATGTTGGCGAACGTGTAAAAGGAAAATTTGATATCAGTTCCGGTACATTCACAGCTGACAGTGAATAAGCACATACACAAGGAGGATATGCTAAATGGCAAAAGTAATTAATACCAAAATTGATGATGGAATTTTTACATTCACGTTTACCAACAACGAAGACGAAGTTTTTTCTTCTTTCAAGCTTAACCCGACTGATATCAATGTAGCAGCACGTGCGGAGGAACTGGGAGAGTACTTTGACCAGCTTAAAAATTCTATTCAAAAAGTCACATCTGGTAAGGAAGTGGCAGAACTGAACAAACAGATCGAAGACAAAATCAACTATCTGCTCGGATATGAAGCATCAAAAGACCTGTTCAAGGAGCCGATCACAGCAACTACTGTATTCGGCAATGGTCAGGTATTCGCATATATCGTTCTGGATAAGATCGCGGAAGCAATTGCACCGGAAATTGAAAAGAGAAAAAAGAAAATGCAGGCAGCAGTCAATAAGTATACGAAGAAGTATACAGAATGACCGCCTATGAGCTACCCACCTCACTAAACATAAGTGGGGTGGATTTTTCTATCAGAACGGATTTTCGAGCAATTATTGATATTCTGGTCGCCATGAATGACCCAGAACTGGACGAGCAGGCGAAAGCAGTTGTTATGTTGCAGATTCTGTTTGAGGACTGGCAGAGCATACCGCCTGAGTGTCTGGACGAAGCTTGTCAGAAAGCATCAGAGTTCATCGACTGCGGACAGTTGGACGATAATCCGAACCGCCCAAAACCCCGTTTGATGGACTGGGAACAGGATGGAGACATGATTGTTCCGGCGGTAAACAAGGTTGCCGGTAAAGAAATCAGAGCAGTGTCTTATATGCACTGGTGGACGTTTTTTGGATACTTTATGGAATCTGGCGAATGTCTTTTTAATACCGTAGTTGGAATTCGTTCAAAAAAGGCAAAGGGCGAAAAGCTCGATAAATGGGAAAAGAAATTCTATCAGGAAAATAAGAACATTATTGACATAAAAACACGTCTCAGCGACGAGGAGCAAGCGTATAAAGATGTGCTGAATGAGATGTTAAACCTCAAATAGTTAGGAGGTGGACACATGGCTGCTGATGGCTCAGTCATTATTGATACCAGAATGGATACAACCGGTGTCCAGAATGGTGTCTCAGCTATAAAACAGTCATTTAACGGCCTTGGAAGTGCTGTAAAAAAAATCGGTCTGCTGATTGGTGGGGCTTTTGCAGTTGGTAAGTTAGTACAGTTCGGCAAAGAGTGCGTGGAACTCGGCTCTGACCTTGCGGAAGTACAGAACGTGGTCGATGTTACATTTACAACCATGTCCGACAAGGTAAATGAATTCGCTAAAAATGCTATGACTTCTGCTGGCCTATCTGAAACAATGGCAAAAAGGTATGTTGGTACGTTCGGAGCAATGTCTAAGTCGTTCGGATTCTCAGAAACACAGGCTTACGACATGTCAACGGCTCTAACGCAGCTGACTGGCGATGTAGCATCGTTCTACAACATCAGTCAGGACTTGGCCTATATCAAGCTAAAATCAGTGTTTACAGGTGAAACGGAAACATTGAAGGACCTCGGCGTGGTAATGACCCAGTCGGCACTTGACCAGTATGCACTTGCAAATGGATATGGTAAAACCACATCCGCAATGACTGAACAGGAGAAAGTTGCTCTCCGCTTTGCTTTTGTGCAGGAACAGTTATCAGCTGCATCTGGTGACTTTATTCGTACTTCTGATAGCTGGGCGAATCAGGTCAGAGTAATGCAGTTGCAGTTGCAGTCTCTCAAGGCAACAGTTGGACAGGGATTGATTAATATTTTCACACCTGTTCTGAAAGTAATTAATATTCTACTCGGTAAACTAGCAACTCTGGCGAATGCGTTCAAGTCATTCACGGAGCTTATTACGGGCAAGAAATCATCTGGTCAGACAAGTGGAAGTGGAGCAGGTCTTGCCGGAACAGGAGCGATCGCAGATACAGCGGACCAGTATGGACAGGCGGCAGATAATGCAGATAAATTGGCGGATGCCAATAAAGATAATGCAACAGCTACGAAAAAAGCAAATAAAGAAACAAAAAACTATCTTTCGTCACTCGATGAAGTTCACAAAGCCACATCTACTGGCAGTAATTCATCTTCCACGCCATCTTCATCTGGTGGAAGCGGCGGAGCAGGTAACAGTGGTCTTCCGAGTTCAGTAGGAAATGTGGACTATGGCAATCTCGCAGAGGGCGAAACCGCACTTGACAAGATTAGCGATTCCGCAAAGAAGCTTGCTGACCTTCTCAAGAAACTCTGGAAACCATTTCAGGACGCTTGGAAAAAAGAGGGCAAGAACACCATTGATGCGGCAAACATTGCTTTGTCGGGAATTGCAAAGCTCGCTAAGAGTGTAGGCAAAAGTCTTGTAGAAGTCTGGACAAATGGGACAGGTACAACAATGCTCACGACCATGCTGAGGATTGCTCAAAACGTGCTTAAAACTATCGGGAATATTGCATCCGGTTTTGCCGATGCGTGGAATAAGAACAATGTCGGAACACAAATCATACAGAACATTGCAAATGCCCTTGTAGTAGTTATGCAGTTTGTTGAGAAAATTGCAGAGGATACAGCGACATGGGCGGCGAACTTGGACTTCTATCCATTGCTAGAATCTATCGGTAATTCGACATCAAAAATGGCACCGATGTATGAAGCGATAGGAAATGTCCTTGAGCGGATATATAACAACATCATTCTTCCGATGCTCAAATGGGTGATTGAGGCAGGGCTCCCGACAGTGATTAACTTAATTGCTGATTTGGTTGGATTCTTTACAGACCATCAATCTATTATCGAAGCATTTGGCGCAGCTCTTATAGGTGCATTTGCGGCAGGAAAGATCGCAGTACTGGCTAAAAGTATCAGTGGAAGCATCACAACCGTTATGGATTTTGCAAAAGGTCTCATAGCATTGATGACTGGTTCTGGTGGAATTATAGGCGGTATTAAAGCTATCGCAACAGCAATTGGACCAGGTGGAATATTTGCAATCGCAGTTGCAGCATGTATCGCAGTTGGCGTATTACTGTACAAAAACTGGGATAAGATTAAAGAAGTTGCAGGAATTGTCACATCTGCCGTTGTTGGCTTCTTTAAAAAAATGGGAGAAGGTGTCGGATATCTTATTAAAGATTTGAAGGAAACCGTATCTGGAATATGGAATGCGCTACTCACTCTCACATCAACTATATGGAAAAAAATTGTAACAACCGTAGGAAATAAGGTCTCAGCTATCTATACAGGAATCGTAGATAAATTCACGAAAGCCCGAGATAAAGTAGTTGATGTCTTTGAAGGTATTAAATCCACGATACGACGTGTACTCAATAAGGTCATTGGTATCGTAAATGGCGCAATCGGTACGGTGAACGGTGCGATCAGCGGAATTGAATCCGCATTTTCTTTTGGTCCGTGGAAAGTACCTACACCATTCGGTTCTAAGACGATCGGGTTCAGCGCAAGCTTTCCAAGAGTACCGACTATTCCATATCTGGCAAAAGGTGCAGTTATTCCACCGAGGTCAGAGTTTTTGGCAGTTCTTGGCGATCAGAAGAACGGACGTAACCTTGAAGCACCAGAGGGAGTTATTAAGGATATCATTGATGATGCATTTGCAAGACATCAGCAGAATAGCACTGGAAATGTCAGATTTACCGCTCAAATCAATCGCAGGACGGTGTTTGATGAAATTATTGAAGAAGCAAAATTAAGACGTGATACAAGCGGCAGAAATCCGTTTGAACTGGCATAGGAGGTGAGTGCATGGCATCTATATTATTGAGCAAATCTATAACGGATAGGTATAAGATAAACGGCAAGCGCATGCCTCAGCCAGACAAGGATATGACGTGTAATTTTGAAACAACATACTCAGAAGGAAGTAACCGTACGCAATTTGGAAAAGCCATATTGGTTCCGTTATTTACAGTTGTTCAGTATGGCTATGAGGCTAGCAACATACCGGTGGCAGAAGCAGAAGAACTTATAAACGCAATAATACATGGAAAACCTTTTAATTTGTACCACTATTCCATCAGACACCATGATTGGCGCACAGAATCATTCTATGTTGGAAAAGGAACGTTTTCCCTGGCTTGTGTGGCACCTGGTGAAGAATACTATTCCAAGATATCTTGTAACATGCAGGGGGTGAATCCACTTGATTAATGTATCAGACGCGTTTAAACAGAAATTACAGGACGGAGAAAAAGTCTGGCAGGAAGTGGAAATCACCTTTCCTGACGGAACTGTAAAAACAGTGAAAGATGAAATCATGGGCGAAAACTGCACTTTTTCCGATTGTGCAGAAAGTAGCAGTTTTCCAATCGGTTGCGTTATCTGCAAGTCCATGACTTTGGAGTTGGACAACACCTCCGACCAATGGAAAAACTATAATTTCTACATGGCAAAAGTTCATGCGTATCTCAAAATGAAGATTGATGCCGATACTATTGAGACTATCGACAAAGGTGTATATACGATTACGGCACCGGAACAGTACGGCGAAATTCTCAGTTTTGCTGCATTGGATGATATGTATAAGACCAACGCGGTTTTCTCAACGAAACTAGTTCTTCCGCAGACGGTCGAGAGTCTGGTGAGGGACGCATGCGGTACTCTTGGCATCACAGCTGGCTTTTCGAAGATGACACATGGCAATCTGATTGTCAATGAACTCCCAAAAGATATGACATATCGTCAACTTTTCGGATGGGCTGCCATGCTTGATACCGCGAACGCTCGTCTGGACAGCAACGGAAGCTTGCAGTTTGTCGGATGGAATCTGGACGTTACTCCGAGCATTGAACTCAAAGATTATATCAGCATGCCGGCAGTGTCAAGTGACGACATAGTGATAACCGGAATCAATATAATAAGCGGTGATAATTCTGGAACATACGGAACTTCCGGCTACATTTTGTCCATGGAAAACAATCTTGTGGGTGAATCCGATCTTGCAACAGTGGCAGCACAGATTGGTGATTCCATTATCGGTACAAAATTTAGGAATCTCCAAGGAGACATGGCGTTCAACCCATTGTTGGAATTTGGTGACGTGGCTTATACTTATGATCGTAATCTTAACCAATACGTCACTCCTCTAACAGATGTATCATGCACAGTTAACGGAAAAACTACTCTAAAAACACAGGCTGACGACCCGATCAGAGGAATGAGTCTATATTATTCTGGAGCCGCAAAAGCAATCGTTGCAGCGCGCCGGCTTGTCGAGAAAGAAAAAAACGCCAGAGAGCTAGCAATCAAAAAGTTGCAGGAGTCTCTTTCTGTCGGAAGTGGACTGTTTGCGACTTACGTTCAGCAAGAAGACGGAAGCACAATCTCGTATTTTCACGACAAGGGCACTCTGGAAGAATCAAAAAATGTGATCAAAATTACATCCGAGGCAATCGGTGTGTCAAATGATGGTGGCAATACTTATCCATTTGGCTTCCAGCTGACCGGAACGATGATAACTAAACTCCTGTACGCTGAGGGCATTAATGCAAACTACATTGATACTGGTGCATTGACGGTAAGAGACAAAGGCGGAAATATTCTTTTCCAAGTCGATATGGACACCAAAACGGTTGTTATCAACCCAGATGTTTTGATTGTCGGAAATATGACATTGTCCGAGAAATTGAAAAACATGGATGAGAATATTGCATCTGCCAAGAATATGACATTCCAGCTGTCAAACGATATGCAGACGATCACATCTGACGCAGACGGAAACATTCCGGTATTTCCAACAGTGACAACTACAGCGAAAGTTATGTATGGCTCAAATGATATCACCAATGACTGTAGCTATACCGTGACGAAATCAGACAGTGTAACCGGCTCTTGGGATGTCAATACGCACACCTATACAGTCACAGGACTGATAGCTGATAACGGATGGGTGGATATTAAAGCAACGTACCTGATTAATCTTTCTATAACGAAGAGATTTACGATTTCCAAGCAGAAAAAGGGCGAAGATGGAAAAGATGGTGAACCTGGTAGAACATACATGGTTGAGCCGTCTTGTAACGTGCTGAA